CCCCCAATGTTGCTGGCACTCATGCCCCTCTGTGTATCGCTTCCGCTGGCTTGTCTGCCGTTTCCGTTGGGGTTAGGGGTGTTGATACCTCCCCCGATGTCACAACCGCCCAATAGTTGAGAATACAAGGCGACTAGTCCGTAACATTGCCCGTTACCTACGCTAGTACCTACCCGTGATTTGATTTCATTTAGTGCTTTTAGCGTTTCTGTTGCTTCAGCCATGTTTTACCCTTTCTGTAACTCGTCTTGAATGGTTGAAAGCCATGTGTTCGCCTGCTCTATGCGTTCCGCTTCCTTGTAAGCCACTCCCTCCCAGTTGTTCATAAAGTCGCTTGCGTTGGTGCTGGCGCTGGCTGTAGAACTGGCTACCCGTCTAAACGTATCGGCTCGGCTCTCTTGGTTCATGAATTGAAATTGTAGGTTAAAATCCCATAGTGATTTTCCTTGGCTTCGTGCAAAGTTCAAAAGCTCCTCAGCCCTTGGACCCGTCCACTGACCTATCCCAATGCCTATCCAGTGCTTACCGTCTGACCCTCTATAGCCTGCTTCGTTTAAGCTGATAGAGTACAAGCTAGCAAAAGCGCCCCAGCTTCCCATAAGGTTCTCTGCTGTTGGCTCTGATTCCATTTTCTCGTATTCGTACCCTGTAGCATAGTCCGCCTCGTACTTTTTGGCTGTGACGTTACTTTCAGCTGAAAAGTTCCCAATAATTCCAGCGATTCCCTCCGCTGTAGCGTCTGGTACTAGCTTCTTGATAATTCTAGCCACTAACCTAACACGGCTTTCCTCGGTTGAAATGTCTCCGCTTTCATTGGTGCTTTCACCTCCACCGCTTGAGCTTCCAGATGTGCGATAATTACGGGTATTTTTTCGCCCAATCTCCGAAACGCTTCCTGTGATGTTAGATAGGATTTCTATATAGGTCTTGTCTCCCTCTGTTGTCTCCTTGTATTTTACCCCGATGTCACGGCTTAGATACATGTTGACAATCTGATTCACGGTAGAACTGCCGTCTTGATTCAACCCGAAAAGGTGTTTATAAAGGTTCTCCAAATAAAAGCTATCATACTTTTTGCCTTGGAAAATAAAAGGTCTGGACGCTCCGCTTTTCAAATTTACAGGGATAAAAAAGTATTTAAAAGTTTTCTGCATGCCTGAATAACTCATATTGACAGGGCGGTTTGCCTTGGTGGTCATTTTTATAGTAGGTTTTGCCACTACTACAAGCCACTCCGTATCTATCCCAACCTCTCCAGCTCTCGTTGCGTACTTCGTCCCGACTGAAAAGCCTTGCTGGCTGTCTTTTAAAGCCCATAGTTCATTTGGCAATGTCTGCTGTTCCACCTGCCCTATTACGTTTAGGCTCTTCAATTCGTGCTGGTAGGTGTTCCAAACGTCCACCTCGTAAATAATGCGTGTAGCGTCTTCATTGATATAAAGCACGTCAAAGACAAAGGCATAGTAAGTACGTCCGTTGTTAATAAACCTCATATAAGTTACATTCTCATACTTCTCTACCCGTCCAGATACTACGATAGAGCCGTTTCTTTGCGTATATTGAAACTTATCATACTCGTATACAATTTCTATATGTGGATTGGTCTTTGTAAAAAAGTCCTCCATGCTTTCCCTTGTCTCAAAGTTAATCACATTGGCATAGTCATTTTTAAACGGGCTTTTAGCATAAAGCCATATCTTGGTTGATTCTTGCATAGTCTCTCCTTTAAATAGGAGGGCTGAAACCCTCCCTTATTCTTGTCCTATCTGTCCTTGTCCTATCCATTGACCCGATTTTCTCAGGCTGTGCGGTGCTGAAACAGCTTGCCCGACTGCGTTTGAGGGTTGGGCGCTAACGTCTTGCCAACTGCCTTTTCTCTGCTGGAAGATACCACTTGGGCGGTTTAAGGTCTTAAAGATTCCGCTCTTTCTGATTGCCCACGGTTTGATACTCTTCTTATTAGGATTGTATAGAAACATGCCCACATAGAAAGAATTGTTAGAGTATTGCCCGTCTGGATAAGATACGCTGATATTTAAGGCGCTGGCTGATGAACTTTCTTCGGCTGGTATGGTTACCGTAAACTCTTGAGAACTCTCGTCATTCTTGATAACCTCGTCTGTTGTATATCCGCTAAACGTCCAGATAGTTCTTCCATTTACTTTGATGTCATAATCTACCCGATACCCAGCGTTTGAGCTGACCCGTTTACTCAACCAAAACAGCGCCTTAACTCTGATTTTAGCTGTGATAGAGTTGTCTGCGTTGGTTGTCTCTTCAAGAATTTCAACGGATTCACCCCAGAACCTCATAGAAGCCCAGACGGACGGGTCATTTTGCCCGTACTGGATATAGGTTGTATTGCCGTTGGTCATATAACCATAGTCTGTATCTGAGCTAGAAAACTGCCAAGCGTTTGCATAGGCTTGCGTCCAAGGGGCTACCCCTGTACCAAAGTTTTCTACACTGGCGCTTGTAGAGGTTGAAAATTTTAACTGTAAAGCCATTAGATACCTCCAGCGAGGTCGTTTTCTGTGCTTCCGTTATTAGTTCGGATAAAGCTATTTCCGTCTGGTGTTCCTCCAAAGACGTTAATATTACCTGTTGCAATATTGCGCCCTTGGTTAAATCCACCAGTCAAGCCACCAATCCAAGCGCCTGAGCCTTCAAGGTTTTCAATGATTTTGCGCAAAGCGTTTTGCAAACCTATGTTAGCATTTTCTAGGGTTTCGATTTTCTCCTTGAGGGCGTTGTTTTCTGTTGTGATACGCTCGTTTAACTTAGTGACTTCCTGCGTGATTCTATCGTCTACTTTCTTTTCAAGGTCAGCGATTTTCTTATTGACTTTAGCTATTTCTGCGTCAATATAAGGCTTGATAACCTTGTTATAGTAGATGTCTGCTTTATCGTTAAACCATTTATCAGCTTCCTTGCTTTCCATATAACGGCGGATAAGTAAGGGGATAAGTTGCTCCAAGAGTTCTGTTAAAGCGTTCTTATAGTCTTCCAGTTCGCTTTCCAGCGCCACAAAGTCGTCAAGCAACTGCTTAAAGGCACGCTGTAGCCAAGCCAAAAGCTCGTAGAGTGAATTGGCATTATCAAAGCTGGTAGGGATTGAGGGGATAAGTCCCCAACGCTCCACCCAGTAGGACGAATAGCGCCCCCGATAGGTCCTGAAAAATTCATCTTTAAATTCTGGATTCATGTTTTAAAATCCTTTCTTATTTTAGTGTGATTCTTCATCTGCTATTGGTTCTGGAACGTTTCCCTCTGTTTCAATCGGAGGGGTTGGCCCTGTGTTTGCTCTTGGGGGCTCTCCAACGGACGCTTCTGGCGGTGTATTCGGTTGTGGACTATATTCTAGTTTAGGTGTAGGGTCTTTATACCCGTCAAAATGTTCTGTTGGAAATTCAATACGGGTTGAAATGCGTTTCTCTTGAAAACTTGGTTCAATAGGCGCTTTTTTCATACTTGTAAACCATTGATAATATAGTTCAAATTTTTCAATTTGTTTATGCTGGTTAAAGGTCAAAACTAGGTTTTGTTCTGTTGTTAATTCTGCTCTAACACTTAACAGATAATCATTAAAGATTTTATAAGGTTGGTCGCTATTGACAAAATCTTCTCTGTTGAAATGGAAGAAAGTTGTTGCGCCTTGTCCCCCTCTAACATGGATAAGCAAGTAACCGTTAAATTCTTCATCGTCTTTAAAAGTGATGTTAGTGGTTACTTTTTCAAATTGACTGAATAATCTACCATAATAACCAAGTGTAACTGGAATTTTTTTAATTTCAGTTTCAATCATTTCTGAAATAGATTCTTTCAAAGCGTCTTCATTTACTGAAATAGATTCTGATTCTTTTGTAAATTTAATCAGTTTACCATCACACAAAGGGAACTGCGTGAGGTCTTGATTTAGTTCCTCTACTTTACATTTATCTGGGTCGCTTCCACACCATGTAGTAGAAACTATAATGTAAGGAATATGAGATTCAACTCCATTGATTTTATCGCCGTCAGCGTTTAAGATTAGGCTTGTATCCCCATTTTTATCTTGTGAAATGTCCGCAAGTGCTTGCTTACCTTCGATTGATAGGCTTTCAACTCCTTGATGTTTCTGGAACTTAATCCAAGAGTGAATACCTCGGACAAGTTTAGTCGTCTTTTTCTGTGGTTCATATACTTCATTGCTATTTGTTGCCATCTTTTGATTCTCCTTTTGTTTTGTCAATAATTTTGATTGAGTTTGGATAGAGTTCTTTTAGGTCTGCTAGGTATTCAAGATAGCGAACCAGTAAAACCCCTTTACGTCCTAACTTTTTCTTGTCAGCAATTAAAAGTGTGTAGCCGTTGTGCTTTTTGTGTTTCTCTAGCTGGTCTTTAAAACCTAAATAGATACAGTCGCAAACGGTTGAAACACGGGCGCAAGATTGGTCTTTATCGTCTCCGTGTCCCAGCACTTCAATCTGTAGTGTATCGGGTGTTTCCGATAGGTTAATAATTATCATAGGTTTTCATGCCCCCTTTCTGCTGTCATGATGGTGCAAGGTACTCCCTTTCTATCGTTGCTTACATTGATTTTAAAGGTAGACCAATCTTCAAGGAGTTGCTGACCGTCAATCTCTACACGGCTTTCTTTTAACCCTGTGATGTTCATCTGGTAGTTAGGAGTAATAATAACCCCGTTGTCCCAGTGTACCACCTCGTTTACAAGGGGAATGCGTGAGAAATAGTTATTGTCGTCTATCACTCTGCCAAAGCCTTTCAGCTTACTTTTGCTGGTCAGCTTCTCAAAGCTATAATAAGCTCCCACAATCTTAAAGCGGATAAATAACAATGCTTTAATGGATTGTAACGGCTGATATCTCTTTCTGATAGTCCAGAAAGTTTGGTCTTCAATGCTCTCATAATGATAGCTGATAGGCTTTAGTTTTATCCACAACTTAGACAAGTCGCCTAAACGCTTACTTGTCACATGGATATAGTATAACCCATCATCAGAATAAGCAAAGTCTTGAAAGCTGAAAAGCGTGATTTCTTCTAACATACTATCATATT